AGATGATCTAAGTCAAGATTTTAAAACGTTCTTCACACAGTTTGATGAACGTCGTGGTAACTGTTTTGTTGACACGTACCCACGCCTGGCCAGTTGGTACAATAGTCTTTAAACTTTAAACCAAGAAAGATACTGGCCAACTTTCTTGGTTACACTGGCCCAGTCGCCCATGGCTGGTTGACGGAATAGTCGCGCAGTTGAGTACCATGGACTAGAATCACGATTCAACAACCAACGCCAGTCTACAGCAAACCAATTGAGCATGATCCAAGTGGGACGACCCAGTGCGCCTGCCAGGTGTGCAATAGCAGTGTCCACACTGACCACTACATCAAGATTTGCTATCAACGCAGCCGTGTCGGCAAAACTTTGAATACTGCCGGGATACATTGTAACTCCAGCAGACTCCAAGGCTGCAGTTTCTTCATCAGTGGCATCTATTTGCAAGTTAATCCATTCGTGCTGTGGATTTGCTTGAATCATTTTCAGCATATCTTCAAACGGCATGCCCTTGTGGCGGTTTAACCATGCATCTCTGCGACCTGACCATGAAAATCCCACTCGCATGCGTTTTTTTGGACCTAGCTTTTGCAACCATTGTTGTTGCAATCCAGCATCGGCATTTAGATAATTTATTGAACTAGGTAAGTTCTGTAGGGTAATCCCCAATATTCCAGGAATGCTCATGATAGGTACCCAATAATCAAAGTCTGACACTGAGTAGTCGTAACCAGACACACGTTTGATTATGGGACTGCCGCTCAGCATTGGTACAAGGCCATCTGTAACCTGCAGAATAATTTCTGCACCCATCACATGCAAGTTGTACAAGAAACGCACAAACTGAATGTTGTCTCCGTGTCCTTGTTCGCCTACCACAAGAATAGTTTTTCCCTTGAGATCTTGACCAGTCCACCGAGGTTGTGTAAATTTTGGAAATGTGCCAGCCAAGTGCTCATAGTTGAATCGCACTTCGTAAGCAGGCCATCCTTGTGCATAGTTTCCACTCAATAGGTGCGCCACAGCAAGATTAAACTGTGCTGTGATGTTTTTAGAATCTAACTGTATGGCTCTGGTTAAAAATGGTATTGCGCCTTCGGGCTCGCCTACTTCTCGAAGCACATTGCCGTAGTTGTTGAAAGCGGCAGCATTTTGGCGATCCAGCCGCATTGCCTCAGCATAGCATTGTAGTGCAGCCTCAGGTTGATCGTCGGCACGGTATTGATTGCCTTGTTCTATAATTTGATTGATATCCATCGGGTATTTACACTCCAGTATGGTACTATTTTACATTTTCTATAAATACTTGTCAACACAATACGGTGTTTTATGCTGAGATTAATACCCACAGCGTAGCGGCTAGAACCCGCATCGGGCTTCTATAAGGAGAAATCAAATGGGACGAGCTCTAAAAATACAAAAAACAAACAACAGCATTTTAACTGATGCTGGTTATCCTAACTTTGGATCGTTAACAAATCCAGTTTACAATTCGGCTGATACACTAAGTGCTACTGACTTTTTGGGTGTGGTTGGCGGATCGCCTGCTACTAGCACAGCAAGTGCAACATTTCCAGAAATTGCCGCTGCGGTTAACATCCTGCTGGCCGATGGATCCAGCACTGGATCAGGCGCTGGAAGAATCATTCGTCAGAAAGGTTCGCATAAATTTTTGGTAGCGGCAACGGCCTCACAGATTAACGCGGGTAGTTTTATTGTAGGCCAAGCATATCAAATTGTTGATCCAAGTAATACTCCATGGTCTACCATCGGTGGTGAAGCCACAGCAGCAGCCGGTGATATCTTTACTGCCACTGGTGTAGGATCAGGATCAGGCACAGCCTACGCAGTTGGCCAGTGTGTGTTGTCAAATACAGGTAGTCCTACAGCAGGAAATATGAGTATTGCATTTTCAGTTGGCGACAGCTCTGATGTGTATGCCAGTTACATTACCAACAAGTGGATTCGTGATTGGAACGGTATGACTTACGGAAATTACAGCGACAGCAATGTTGGTAGTAATATACAAAGTAGTGAAAATTTCTATCCAGTTAACTTCTTCACAGACGAAGGCACAGTCACATGGTCTGGTGCAGAAGTTGTTGGCGGTGTTGATGCACAAAACGGCACATTACAATTGGCACAAGTTGAAAAAGTTGTATCTTAATTGATTTGACTCACCAATCCCCTCAGATAATTACTGGGGGGATTTTTTATGAGCAGAGCATTTGTATTGGGAAACGGCGTAAGCCGACAGCAGGTAGATTTAGAAAATTTAAAACATTTTGGTCCTATCTATGGGTGTAATGCCTTGTACCGAGACTTTACGCCTACAGCACTGATCAGTACTGATCGTCCTATCAGCGAACGCATACAAGATTCTGGCTACGCACTAAAACACAAATTTTACACTCGCAAACCCGTTGCAAGCTCTGGGGCATTACCGGTGCCACAAAAGTACTATGGCTACAGTTCAGGCCCGATAGCTGCCAGCATTGCGGCCTTTGACAATGCTGTGATTGTTTACTTGATTGGGTTTGATATGGGACCAGTACATACCAAGTTTAACAACGTTTATGCAGACACAGAATTCTATAAAAAAAGCTCAGCATCGCCTACATTTACCGGCAACTGGGTACGACAGTTGACCACAGTCATGAAAGACTTCCCAAAAATAGCATTTGTGCGTGTGATGGGCGGTACCACAACACCTGTAAAAGAATTTGACGATGTTAAAAACTTCCGAAACATGGATATTGCAGACTTCCTAAACCGCATAAATAACACAAAGGAACTCTAAATGTCTACCTACAAGCGTGTTAGCGGTGATTACACAATACAAACTTTTGGTATAAGTAATGTTATATTTCAAAGTAACGTGGCCAACGCGGTCAATGTATCTATTAATGGTAATCTGTCAGTCACCGGCGATGCCACATTAACAGGAAATATTTCAGGTGATCGTCTGTTCAACGGATCAACTTCAATAGAAATCCCAGTTGCTAGTGGAAATGCTAATATCAGTGTATCAGGCGTTCCTAACGTTGCAGTTTTTACTGCAACTGGCCTAGTAGTAGCAAATAACATTAGTGCTGGTAATTTGTCTTTAACGGGATCATTTGGTGCGACAACTTTAAGTGCCAGTGGCAATATCACTGGCGGCAACTTGATCTCAAATGGCAATGCAATCATCACACGTGATGCAGGCGTTGCCCAGCCAACACTAATATTTTTAGATACTGATACTGCGGTAGCAAATAATCAAACTCTTGGATCTATTGAATGGTTTACATCTACCAGCCCAGGATTTAGAACAACATCTGCAATTAGATCAATTGCTTCTGGAACTGGAGGCAATGCAGATGTGCATATTCTAACAAATTCAGGAAACGTTGGACTTTCTGCCAAAGTCGTTGTATTAAGCACAGGTAATGTTGGTATTGCTAACGCAAGTCCAAATTCAAATTTAGCAGTTGGAGGCAACGTCTATGTCAGCACTACCATAACTGCTGTGGGCAACATTGACGGCGGCAATGTCAACACAGCCATTGTTAGTGCAACAGGCAACATAGTTGGTGCTAATTTATTCACTAGTGGTGTAGTGAGTGCAACAGGTAACATCACTGCCGGCAATATTAGTACAGCTAATATCAACGCAACTGGGGCAATATCAACCACAGGCAATGTTCGTGGCGGCAACTTACTCAGCGATGCAGCAATTTCAGCCACAGGGGATATATCTGCAATTGGTAATGCGTCAATTCAAGGCAACATAACTGGCGGCAATTTGCTCACAGCCGGTACCATCACCGCCACTGGCATCATCAGTTCAGTAGGTAACGTTCGTGGCGGCAACATTCTTACTGCTGGATTAGTATCAGTTACTGGCAACATCACCGCTGCGGCCAATATTTTTGGCGGGAACATTACCACTGCTGGTATTTTTAGTGCAGCCGGTAATGTTAGTGCTGACACTGCTAGTTACTTTATTGGTAATGGTAGGTTATTAACTGGAGTTGTTGCAACTGGTAACGCTACAGATGCTTTGCAAAACGGAACAACATCTTTTTCAATTCCTGTACCTAATGCTAACATTGATGGA